TGGAATGATTCGACCACAAATAGATGAAACAGGAATCGAATGGCCCGCTTATGGATTTTTTAATAATGATGACTATAAAAAAATTCAGCCAAAAGATATTCCAAATATATTATATTCATTAAAAGCTAATGGACCTTTAAATTCAAAAATTCATAGTAATGCTTATACTCGTTTAAATAGCGGCCTTGTAAGATTTTTGATTACTGAATAGGAAGCTAGAACTGCATTGATGGCAACTAAAACGGGTCAACACATGAGTTTTGAAAAACGTGTGCGGCGCCTTATGCCGCATGAATTAACCACTAAGCTTTTTGAAGAAATGGCTAATCTTAGACTTAAAAGAACTGGTTTAGATATTGTTCTTGAACAAATTAATTCTCGCTTTCCAAAAGATAAATATTCGGCTTTTGCCTATGGTCAATGGCGAATTAAAGAACTTGAAGAAGAAATGTTTAAAAAGAATAAACGCAAACTAGCTTTTGAGTCAAGAAGTCTGGTATTTTTCACTGGAGGAACGTAAATTAAATGAAAGAACGACCAGTTGATTTGACCATCTTCAAGAAAATTCAAGATGAATTAATCGCCGCAAATGATAAAGCCTGGAATAAATATGACTATAGATATAATCATTTAGTGCGTGATTATAAACCTGAAGAGATTGAAAAAATTATTAATTCTGGTGACGCTGCCGCCTAGCAAGTTTTATCACGTAGCTTTTTTGAACGTAAGGGTTTATACAAGAGAATTCTTTACTACTATGCGACTTTATTAACATATTAGGGTTTATTAATACCTAATCCAAGTTTTGGCAAAAAGCTCTCCACTCCGCATATAGCCAAAAGATATTATAATTGTTTAGATTATCTTGATAAACTTAACATACAAGAAACGCTTACGCACATTTCCCTGAAAGTTTTGATTGATGGGCGCTATTATGGCGTAATAAAAACATTAAGTAAAGATGATTTTGTTTTGTTTGATTTACCTAGTGCTTATTGTCGCTCTCGCTTTAAAGATTTCCATGGAAATGATATTGTTGAATTTAATGTAACTTATTTCACAACAATATTTGATGAAACTGACCGTTAGGTTGCGTTAAACATATATCCCGATATTGTTCAAAAACATTATCGTAGGTATCTAAAGAATAAAGAAATTAGTCCTTGGGTTAAACTACCTACTGAAATAGGAGTTTGTTTTTCTTTCTTTGAAGATGGCTTACCATTATTCTTAGATGTAATTCCCGCTACACTCCAATATGAAGATGCTGTTGATAACGAACGAGAACGTGATTTAGAAGAAATTAGAAAAATCATTGTTCAAAAAGTTCCACATTTAAATGATGGATAGCTGTTATTTGAGCCAGAAGAAGCTTTGGAAATGCATCGTGGCGCAGTTAATATGATGCGCGGCAATAAAAATTTGTCCATTCTGACGACTTATGCAGATGTTGATGCAATTGTTTCAAAGACCTCCGCGGAAAACGTAACCACCTCATTAGATAAAATGTTATAGAATGTCTATAGTGAAGGTGGTGTGAGTGCTCAAATTTTTTCACCCACTGGAAGTTAGGCGTTACCCACTTCAATTCGCAATGACACAGCACTTATGATGATTTTAGGAAATAAATATTCAAGATTTATTTCATACATACTTAATTGTTTATATGCTAATTCAAATATTAACTTTAAGTATGTTTTACTTCCTATTACTTATTACAATCAGAGTGATTATATTGCGGATTCGTTTAAACTTGCATAGAGCGGATATAGTTTCTTAATTCCTGCTTTAGCAAGCGGCATTAATCAAAGGGAACTTTCAAATATTAAAACATTAGAGAATGATCTATTAGCACTCCATGAAAAATTAATACCTTTATCTTCTGCTTATACTCAATCTGGCGAAGTCGGTAGACCTGCATTAGATTTAGAAGATAAATCAGTAAAGACTATTTAGAATGAAGAGTCTTTAGATCGTTAGGGAGGTTCTGATGAGTAAACCTGAATTTGAGTTTCCGATTAGTATTTATGGTTAGATTGAACCTTTTAATGATGTACTTTCTAAGGCACGTTGCCGCATCTTTTATAAAGGCGCGAATCGTAATGGTACATTTATAACAGATGAATTTGCAAATGAGTTAATTTCTACTTTGCATTATGTTCCCGTAAAAGGCATCTATTTACAAGATGATTTTAGTGATCATGGACATTCCCGTGAGGAAGGTCAGATCTATGGTATCGTGCCCGAAAAAAATAATTTCGCTTGGGAACAGCATCTAGATGAAGACGGTGTAGAACGTACCTATGCTTGTACAGATGTTTTATTATTTACGGCATTATATCCTGAAGCTTCTGAAATTGTCGGTAAAGGACAGTCAATGGAACTTTATGAGCCATCTTTGATGTATCATACAGCTATCCTTTAGGGTCAAAAACAAATTGTTTTTGAACACGGAAGTTTTTTGGGGTTACAAGTTCTTGGTGATAATGTAGAGCCATGTTTTGAAGGTGCGTCTTTCTTCTCCTTACAGGAATCTATCCGTGATACCATTTAGAAGATTAAAGAATTTACTAATGTAGGTGAGGGATCGGAGATGTCAAAAATTAATTTTAAACTTTCTGATGACCAAAAATATAGTGCAATTTGGAGTTTATTAAATCCGAATTACAATGAAGAAGGTGATTGGACTTGTGAATATTCGATCTGTGCAATTTACGACGAATATGCACTTGTAGTACATCTTGAAGATGGTCAGTATGAAAGAGTTAATTATACGAAAAATGACGAAGATGATAGTGTTGTTCTTGGTGAGCGTACTAACGTCTATGTCATTGATGTAACTGAAAAAGAAAAAGAAACCATTGAAACTTTACGTCAATTAAATGGTGGTACATATGATTTAGTTAATGAAAATTTAACTAATGCAGAAAATAATGCTAGAGTTTGTGAAGAACAAAGTTCCAAAATTGACGAGATGACACAAACTATTGTTACTTTAAATACAGAAGCAGAGTCTGAAACAGCCAAATATACTGCTCTTGAAGAGTCGTATAATCAACTGAATACCCAGTATTCTGCTCTTGCTGAAGAAAACACTACTTTGAAGAATTATAAGCATGATATAGAGACACAGCACAAAGAGGCTGTTATTGCAGAGTATGCCGAAAAGCTTTCTGAAGAAGTAATTGACGCTTACAAAGCAAAACTTGATGAGTATACTGTTGAAGATCTTGATATGCATCTTGCTTATGAATTAAAAAAGAGTGGTTTAGCATTTAATAAACCAGAAGCAGAGTATGTTTTGAAAGATACTTTTAAAACTGGTGTTGAACAAATTTTATCTCGTTATAAACGATAATGGAGGATGAATATTAATGGCAAGACTGAAGATTGATGGATATGGCCAGATTGAAATTAATAACTGTGCTTTCCGTCGGGACGGTCGTATCGAAGCTCAGTGTGCTCCTGATACAACAGACTTTGCTACTGCAAAGCTTGAAAATGGTATGCTGCTTGCTGTCGATGGTGCAAATCGTAAAGTTAAGTTTGCAGTTGATAGCTCTCTGCCGATTGCTTTAAATTATAGTGCTGAACACATGTATGATGAACGCACTCCTGGTTTAAAGAATTTTGCTTTAAACGGTACTGACGATTTTTATCCAAGACTTGGTTATTTATCTGTTGGTGACAAATTTACTACTAACTGTGTAAGTTATGGTGCAGATTATGCAGATGATTCTGCTTTTATTGCGGCCCTTGCTTCTTATAAGACTACTAAATTATACGGCGGCGCTGCTTCTGATGGTACAATTTTAGTTGGCGATGAAAAGCCAGCATTTGGCCCGGTCCTTGAAGTTATTGAAAAGACCACAATGCCAGATGGAACACTTGGAATTAAGTTCCGTTGTATTGCTGAATAATAGGAGGGTGAGGTATAATGACTATTAGTGAATTAAAAGAGATCGCCCTTCATGCTGCTAAGGGCACAGTTCCTGCTTGCTTTGCAAATCAGGACGTTGATGTTAATGCTGCTTTTGTCGATGGTCTTCGTGAACTTGCTGGTTCTGTTAACCAGTTCATGAAAAACCGTTATGACATTTATGATATTATGATTGAAACGATTGACCAGGTTATGCCGAAGAACGTCATCGCTGCGCTTTCTCCGTTTGCTGAAGTGCAGGTAGTTGGTCAGGGTCAGAAGGCTCTTTTCAAGGTTAAGACCGGTCGTTCTCGTGCGAAGAAGTTCCTGACTCAGGTTGGTCTGTCTGGCGTTTATGAAACATTCCGTCTGGATGCTAAGACTTTTGACCTTTCTGGTCATGCAGTCGGTG